GGTGGTTGTCTTCCCATTCGTATCCATTCTATACCTACTTCTGGTGTGACTCTGGTTTGATAATTTGGTTGGTCGTAATATGCACGAAGGGTTTCTAATGCAACCGATGGATATATCTGGTCATTTGCAGATACGATAAGTGGTGCAGACCGAACAGTTCCATCAAAGTTTGGTGTATCTGGTAAAGGTGGTGTGGTTACTGTCACTCCTACACCATAAGTGTTATCTTGTAGCACTTTGATAGGTGCAGATATACCAGAAAAGTTCCAGATAGAATCTTTAATATCTCCACCACCGAAGACCGAAGTCTTTACATATGGTGCAGAACCAGTATCCTTTTGACTTGTTGGAGCTGCAGATAAGATACTTAATCTATTTACAAGACCTTCTGCAAATTGTTCATCTCCACCAAATCTATCTGGTTGATTGAATACTTGAGTAAATACATGAGTATTGGTGTAGTGTGAGTCTAACATAATATCTGCATAGATATTACGAGGCCATGGATACTGTCCATACTTGTCTAATGACTTCTCATCAATATCAACAAGTACAATGTCTTCTATTAGTTTTTCACCTTTCTGTTGATGTAGAACATCAAAGTAAGACCACTTGATATTATCTACAAGGTATGGTGACCATATTTTTAAACCTACTAATACACCCAATGTGATTAGAACTGTTTTCCAGTTATACATTCAATTCCTCTTCCAGTTCTATTATATAGTCTTTCATATCAAGCATCCAATCCTTAAGTCTTCGATGTTGTTTTTCGTGAAACTGTTTGTAGTTTTTATCTGTTGATTGAATTGCCATTATTGAATGGTAATCCATAGTTTTGAGTAATAATGCGATTGCATCTTGGTAAGGCATCCTTACAAAAGTTGAAAATTCTCTTTTGGGTTTGGAATCTGTCACTCAAAATAACTCCTTTAATTACCTTGGGTTACAGAAACATTACAACCACCAGAAGTAACACAATTTTGTGTTAAATTATAGGTTTGAGTTGTACCACCCTTTTGGGTTAAGAACAAGTCTGTTGGTTGTGTACCTTGTAATATAATTGTTGCAGTGTGAGCTCCATTATCTCTTTGATTAATATCAACCTCACTCCAATCACTATAGATTGTTAAGTTAAGAGTTTTGTTTCCATTCTGTGCTTGTCTAGCATATACATCTGTATTGTCTGCATATATGTTTGCAGTAATAGAATGATTAATTGAACTTGAATCTTGTTTTTGACTTCCTTTGAATTTGTTATCATCACCATGTATATCTAATCTTACAAAGTTTCCGCCAGGCTCATTGTTATCGTAATTCCAAGTTGGTGTTAAACTATTATTAAGAGAATAACCTTGACCAAATACAACTTGATTATCGTCACCCCAGATATGAAATTGAAAATCAGTATCATTACAAGTTGCATAAGAACATTTTTGTCTTATATCAACTTCGTTTCTGAGTCCATCTAAATCTCCACCCCAATTATAACCAGAACCCCATGCATCTGTATATCCAATATACATGTTGTTTCCAGACTGTAAAAGGTCTAATGTGTTGTCATCATGGTCAGCAGAAAATCTAATCATGTTTGCCCAACCAATCTGGTCAATTGAAAGAGTAAAATCATCACCACCATTTACTTGGTCTATGTGAATATGGTTGTCATCACTAGGCCCAGCAAATACTGGTAACCCAATACTAATTAGACTGATTAATAATAATTGTCGAATCATCTCCATCTCCTATGAGGATTACTCCTTCATATCCTTCTACTATTGTTTCTAAATATACATTTGAAGCACTATCAAATGCAATTTCAATAACTCCATTTACATCTCTAAAGAAGATTAACTTTTCATCTTCAATAAAGACATTGTATTGTGAGTCTTGGTTTAATCCTAATACTGCACCTTCAACTCTAAAAGTTCCAATATTACCACTAGCACCTTCTGCTGATGCACCTCTTATTTTCTTATCTAATGCCTCTATGACATCAAGTACATCTACAAGTAAGTCTACATTTAATGCATCTATATCTAATGCAGAATAATCTAAATCTTCTTCTGTTTCTTTGAGTTCATCTTGTTCTAACTCATTAAACTCTAGAAAATCTACATCTAAAATTCCTTGGTCTTTATCTAGGTCATCTGCAACTTGTTCTTGTATTGCAACCTTGACCTCTTGTGGTGGATTAACAATAAACATATTATTAATCATATTAGGTGTTATATTATTAATCGTTACTGCAACTGTTGGTGGAGTCTCTAAAGACGATACCATAGTTGCTTGGTAAGGTTGATTCAATAATGTTTCACCACCTTCATTACTCACCACTATTTCTCCAGATGCAGAACCATCATCATCTGGCAGAAGTACTACAAGTGACCTACCAAGCTCATCAATTGTAGTTGTAAAATCTGTTCCATTTATAGCAATCTGTGCTGTAGGTGTGGATACCTGTATGTTTGCCTTCTTAATTTTCTTCCCGCTTCCACTTGCAAACCTTGCTGTCCCTCTTGCCATTCTAATTGACATCTTGGATAACGATGGATTAGGGTCATAATAAACTTCATCAATATACACTCTAGTATGTTCAGTCAATGCAAGTTCTTCTTTATCTAAGAACTCTATCAACATACGACCATTTACTGTTCGTGCTTCATCATATAAAACGATGTCTGAACCGACATCATGAGGTAAAGTTTCATTGTTTCTTACAATTCCACCTACACCTGTAGATTCAACTATATCTCCTATGGAGTCAGCATAAACCGACCCCATAAGAGTAAATAGACTAACTGTCGTTAGAAGAATCTTTCTGATTGATTGTAATTGTCGCATTATCAGAATCTATATCCATGATGATTTTACCATCTGGTGATGCACATGAATTACCAGCACCAGAAACACATGTTCCAGATATTTGGTTAATATCAATGTCCCCACCATCACCTGTATAATCTACAGTCTGAGTATGTGAACCATCTTTCTGCAAAACATTTAGGTTGTTACTGTCACCAGTAATTTCCCAATTAAATGTTAAATCATCTGATTCAAAGTCTAAATCAAAGACATTTGAATTACCTAAAATCGTCATATCTAAGTCTAGTCGCTCTGCACTAAACTGATAACCTTGGTCTAAATCCCATGTATTACTGTCACCTGTGACTGTAATATCATAAACCGAATCGTCAGCAGACCCTTGATAACCAATATTCCAATCTAGGATATTTGAATCACCTGTAAATGACAAATCAAAATCTGATGTGTCGGCAATCAAAGGCCCGAATATTTTGTTTTGGTTTCCAATTTGGTCAATATCAATAGTAAGCGTAGTACCTGTGATAACCATTTTCTCATCTGCAGCTGAGTTGTTGGCAACTTTGTTACCAAAACCTACTTGGTCAATAAGCAATGTAAGTGTATCACCTTCTTGGTCTATTCTTATTTCATTATCATCAGTCGCTTGTGCAAAAAGAATATTAGTCGACAAAAATCCTAAAAAGATTAAACTTAAAAGTTTTTTATTCATTTTCGTTAAGCTCCTCGAAAGGTTTATCATCATTACCAGTGATTTCTGAAACTTCATCATACCACTCATCTAATTCGTGTTTTTCGTTTACATCTCCCACTTGGTGTGGATGCCTATGTCCTTCCTCGATTACCCAAAAACCCCTATCATGTCCTTGGTAAATTAATTCCAACACTCCTGCCTCAATAGCACTTCGTGTTGCGTATGTCACCGACTCATTATTTCCCACGCCGTCCTCAATCTCTACGAGTTGAGTTCCTTCTTCGATGAATCTAAATACATCGCCCCCAGAACCATACGAAAGGATAGTCTTTCGTGATTGGACATTTAATAATACTTCACCTGTTAGAACTGAAACAGCCCTAATAGAAACTGTAACAGCATCTTGACGATACTGTTTACTATATCCAATACCAAGTGTTCGTGCGCCTCGCCCACCTGTTTTAAGATTAGTATCATAGCCAATAATACCACCTTCTATAATCATTCCAGCGAATAGAAGTGGTGCAATACCTTTTGCTTCTTCGTTCTTTGCATCTGCCCACTCTTGTCTTGCAGAACGAATAATTTGTCTTTCTCTTACTAAGTGGTCTAAACCACTTCTTTCAACAACTCTAAACCATGTACCACCACCAGCACTCTTTAATGCATCTATTAACATTGCACTTGACCCTTGAGTCACTGCTGTAGAGAAGGATGCATATGAATCTAATTGTTTTCTTTGACCAGTTAAATCTGAAAATGAATATACTGCAACTATTGGTTTTTCTTTTGCTGGTGGTAAATTTAATAAATCAATATATGCAGGCAGTCTTACTGCTGTAGGACTTTCTACACATATGTACTTTCTAGTCCATGCCTTTGCGACACCTGTGACTAAATCTTTTTTGTAACCATCACCATACTTCCCAGTTTCGTATGCACAATCCGCTGGACTTTCTGACCACTTAGGAAATGATGCACAACCTGTGAGAAACGATAAGGTTAATATAAGAAACCATTTCATTAACCGCCCCCATCACCAGAACCATCACCTGTACCATCATCACCGAAATAACCTGTACCTATTGGTATTTCAATAACTGTGGTTGAACCTTCTTGGTCGACAATAGTCATTCTGATAAACTCAGTGCCATCTTCATTTGTGATGACCTCGTATGTGACTGTTGAACCTTCTAAAACAAATGACCCAAATCTTACTGGGTTATCATTTGAAAACATAGATTCTACTAGCTGTTTTGCCATTTGAGCATAAATTCTGCTCTCAAGGTTTCTAATAAATTTTGCAAGCGTTGTGTTATCTTCTTCTCTTTCTGCAGCCTTTCTTGCAGCTTCCATTGCATCTTCTATTGCTTTCTTACGCGAGAATTCTTGGTTCTCAATGGTAAGATAATGTGCGCCCGTTCCAATTCCACTAAAGCTTGGATTCTTAAACTGATGTTTAATTTCATCAGCATTTGCATTTGGTGTTAATCCAATTATTCCAACAAGGAAAACAAACACTAATGCAAGTAGTTCTAAACTACTTTTTATTCTTCTTTCTTCCTTCATCCTTTACCTTCTCTAAAGCCTCTTTCTCTTCTATATCTTCCAAGTATTGTTGACGCTCACGATACTCTAAAACTACATTAATTTTTTGCTGTAATCTTATCATATCTTGGTCTAACATTCTTAGCTGGTCAGTTAGTTTGATTGAACTTGCAAACATCCGACCTAATGCTGGTTTTACTTCAACTGTTATAAACTTCCAAGTATAATAGATAAAGTAACCCATTCCCAGTGCCATTGCAACTGGAAATCCGAACTCTGCTATTATCTTGGCAATTCCTTCCATCAATCTCGTCTTGCATCGATTTTTCCATCCTCTACAAAGTTTTCAGCTCTTGCAACCCTATCAATAGGTGGAGTTAACTCCAATGCACTACTGACCAATAAATCGATTTTTAGTATGTCGTTATTCATGACCGAAGCACGAGTTTCCAACATGTTAATAATATTTTCAGTACTTTTTATCTGTCCAATAACAGAATCGAAAATATATTTCATACTTAAAAATATGAAAAAGCCCATAACAACTGCACCAAATATAGGTACACCCACTTCACTCAAAAATGTTAATATAGACATAATCTCTCCTGTTCGTAAGTATTTATAATAGGAAAGGTCTTAAAATGGTAATATTACCAAATTAAAAGGTCATAGATACACCACAACCACATGTTGCTTCAACATTTGGATTATTAAATGTAAATTCTTCGTTAATTCCATTTTGTACATAATCTAGAACTAGATTATTAAGATATGGTCTAGACATACTATCTATGTGAATAGTAAATTTACCAAAGTCTAGTATTTGGTCTGAGGGTTCATTGGTGGAGTTGTAGTCAAATATGTATTCATATCCACCACAACCACCACCAGTGATTCCTAGTCTAATCTCAGAGACACCTTTATCCTCTGTCCTTTTCAACAATTGTAAAATTGCAGAATCAGTCAGTTCGATATTAACTGTCGGCTTTGAGTATACGATAGGCTCCATAGACAAGTCCTGCCCATGCCAACCATTTGACCACTGGGCCAAGTATAAGTACTCCGAGAGAAATTCCAACTATAACAGTACCATCTAAAGATGATAACTCCCCTAGTCTTCCTTTCATGTATTCTTTAATCAATTGAATTTTCATAAAGTTAATACTCCTCTATTTAAACTCAGATACATTACCAGCTTCGTCCCTAGTTATGATATTAACTAGTCCCAAATTTTTTCGTCTAATCAACTCGTTCTTTACTTTTTGTCTGAGCTTTGGTTTCGTGTTATCATTATTATAACATTCTAACAACTCTTTAATTGATTGAGTTTTCATATAGTGATGGATTACTTTTTTGGTTTGAGAACCTCTAGTAAACTGTACATGACTATCTTTATATTTCACTGGCATAGTATGTGTATTTATAACAATATAGTTTTTAATAACATATTTGTCTAGAATGTGACAGAATTGTGACAATTATGTGACTAAATATACATATGAATATAATAAGTATACTAATATTATTGATGTTACCTTTTGGTATCGTAGGATGGTATATTCTATTACATGATACATCTAAAAGGTCAGTGTGGAAAAAGATTCATTCTTTCATGAAATCTGGTAGACTCAATAAAGTTATCCGAAAATCTATTTCTTAGAATTTACTTTCTTATATAAATCGTCTAGGTCTTCTTCGAGGGACTTAATACGCTGTTCTAAAAGTGGATGTTTCTCAAACCATTTCTTTTCTTGTTTGATGATATCAACACCAATTTTATCTTCTAGATACTTATCAAGCTTTAATATCTTAGGATGATTCTTAACATATGGAATTTTCAGAAGGATTCTGAATATTGTCATTAATATTCTAAACATTACTTGTTAACTACTCCAATGTTGTACTTTGGTATAAGTTCCCACTCAGCTTTTTCTCTGTAAGGTAGAACTTTAATTTGAGACATTGGTGCAATTGGGTCTTTATGATTATTAGATATCACTTTAAGCAATCCCCATTCTTCTAATAGATTTGCAATAGCATTTCTTCTTCCAATATCTGAGTCGATAAGAGAACTATCTTTACCATCTAGTAAGAATAGCTCTTTAAAGTGAACAAGGTAGTATTTACCTCGTTTGTGAAGTATATGGCAAGATTGGTAAAGTATTTTTTCCTTTCTGGATGCAACACCGATTCGTGTTAATGTTTCTTTGATTTTTAGAAAATCATCCTGTTGTTTTAACTCTACCTCTACCATGTTGGAGAGGTCATAGTCCATTACTGTCTCCCACCTGTTTTCATTCTCTCTTTCATTTTCTTTATTTCCTTTGCAGTTAGAATATTGTAGTATTCCTCTGCTTTGGTCATTGAACAATCATAATATTTTGCAATGACTTTCATGTCTTCCAATACTCTAGGTTTACTCCATTTAGCAAACCTTTTTCTTTTTCTTAAAGTATTTAGGAAATAATGAAATTGAAGAGCCGAATCTAGATGAGATTTGGAGTTCATTTCGTTTACATACATTATACAATCTTGATGATATGATAATGATTTGTTCGTGAGATATGGAGAATATGATTTATTTGCAACATCATCTACCATGATATCTTTCTTGGTAAAGGTTACTGCATTTACGAAATCAAAGGGATTCATATATTTTATTCTCCAAAGTTTTACTATCTTCTTGAGTATTATTTTTTATTACTTCTATTTTACCAAGAAGATTCATATTCGTCAATATATTATTTATCTGGCTTCGTCTTCCTTTCAACCAGACTTCTGATTGGGTATCTCCTCTTTGTTTGTGTCTTTGGTGTTCTATATCAGAATCACAAGTGAGAACATAAACAGTTGCATCATAGTTATCAACTAACCATTCAATGTCTTGTCCTCTAAAATATCTATCCCCTTCAATTAGAATGTGTTTATATTTGGGTTGAACCATAGTTATAAACTCTCTAAACTGTGGTATAGAACCATGGGATAGTTTATCAGTACCACCAAAAGTTTCTCCTTCTGGATACTGTCCAAGAACTAATATGTCATCATGTTCTTGACACTTGAACAATGGCATAGGTTCTATTAGTTTTGGTTTAGGTAAATGAGAAAGCAACCCTCTCATGAGGGTTGACTTTCCACTACATGGTATTCCACCAATTAAAGTTATCATATTATAATATCTTTTTCTCTTTGATTACCATTTTCATCAATTGATTTGTCTTGAGGAAGAAATCCACCCCAAACAAATACATCATCATACTTCCAGTCTACATCCCAATCACCATAGGCCTTCTTTGGATTTGCCATGGACATGGCCATATCTCCCAATCTTGTTTCACATTCTTTGAGAAAGAACTCATAATGCTCTTTACAAGCTAGTCTATCTGACATAAGAGTTTCAGAAGTTGGATTTTGAACATAACCAAACAACCATATTGGTTTTCTGTATTGTCGGAAATACTTTGCACCATCCCACATAATCCTATGAAGACTATTTGTAGATTCAAATGCATATCCTATATCCATAGTTGGATTATCATCTGATTGTAATCCTTTATCACCAGCCCATGGTCTACCTAGACTATGTAATAACTTATTTGCACTTGTTCCATCTAATGAAACTAAAGATTTAGTTTTTCCTCTTTGTAATCTAAACTTATAAAGAAGACAGCCTTTCTTAACCTTTTTACCAATTTGGAAACCATTGTCGTCTAAAACTGGAACATAGTCTGCAACTTCTTCTTTAGTTTTTTGCATTACACCATCTTCATTTTTAACTATTTCAGTTAAAAACTTTATGATTGCTTTATCATCTTCTGGTGCAACATCTGTTGTATCAAACCACTCAACAGCACCTTTGATATAATCAACATCTTTGTTCTTTGCGCCAGGCAAATGATTATTGTTATCTTGATACTTGTAAAGTATATTTTCAGTTACATTAGAAGATGGTTCATATACATCAACAATGATATATCTCCAACCTAATCTATCTCTTACAGTTGTAAGTCTGTTAAATCCTCTACGAAGTACATACTTTCCTTTGACACTTTTTGAAGGTTCAACTGATAATGGTCTTTGGTCATGTAACCAACCATTGTATCTAAAAGAAGGCGTTAAATCATTTACATTTGAAATGACATTAATTTGCTCTCTAGGTTGATAAGATTCATCGTCAGTTCCTTCTTTAATCTCAATAATATTATCGACTGAGGTGACGATTCTCTTTACAAAGGTTTGTCCTTGATTATTAAGGACAGGTGGACATAATTTTTTTGAAAGAGCTATGTCGAAGTCTCTTTTTAAACCTGCGAATGCAGATTGTTTTATAGCTAAATTGCTCATATTTTACTCCTATTGGGACACAATCCCAATGATTATTGTAATTAACAAGACAACCACGAGTTGTCTTACCATAGTATTTAGGAAAGAAAAGATTCTAAACTCCCCTTTTCCTCATACTTACTTGCATGTGGCCCAATAGGTTTTTCTGATTTACCAGCTTGTCCTTTAGTTGCAACATGTTCATCACAATATGCAACACATGACAATCTAATACCATCACCTGTTATTGGAGTTACCCCATGCAATTCATTTGAGTCTGCAATTAAAACATCACCATCGTCAGCTTCAATTGCAATCCCATATCTTGGGAAACATAGATATGCACCCCCAAAATTTCCGATTCGAAAAACGCACATTGTGGTTAATCCGAATTCTAAATCTTTACCATCAACATGAGCAGACATCTTTGCTGTCCCCTCACTTGAGTATTTGTTTGCAGATAAAGCTGTAATTGGAGCTCCACCTATATGATATTTCTCTTCAATACATTCATCTGCAAAGTTTCTTTGTAGTTTCCATACTTCTGGAACACCTTTCTTTAATGCTTTCTCATTTTGTACTGCAATGTTTTTTAATATTTCGTACTTAGGTTGGTTTGATTTCTTTTCCATCCAACCACTTGCACCAATCATTCCAGTGAACCTACCTCTCTTATATCCTATCAATACAGAATGTATTGCATTTGCAGATGCAATCCTATTAAACTCACCATTCTTTTTAAGTGGATAATATGAGTTTGGTGTTCTTAGTACATAATCTTTACCTTCTACCAATCCTTGTTTTTTCATTTCTTCATGGTCGATAGGCCCAGCTGCATTTGCTCTCATTGTAGATACATCATCTATAGAGTATAAAGTGTCTTTTACTTGTTGGTAAGTGTCACCTTTGTAAGCATTCTTTACAATACATGCAAGAATAGGTTTATCAAACAATGAACCACTTGGTTTATATACTTTTATGATATCATCTTCTACTCCAATAGAAGATACAACAGTATCGTAAGAGGTTTCATCCAACCACTTACCATTCCATTTATCGAATGTTTCTTTAAATCCTAAGTCTGTTTTTGCAGTGAGTTCCATGGTTCTAAGATTTGTTTCTTTATTTCCTCTACTATGTAGTACAACTGTAATGGTGCAACCATTAATCCTATTCTTGCACCTTTATCGTTGTAGTCCCCTGTCATCTTATAATCATTTGGTAATGTCATAAGTCTGACCATTTCTTTTGGTGTGTATATTCTCTTACCACTGTAATGAAAATGATTACCACCCATAAATTTTGGTTGACATCCTTGTTCTGTTAAGGAATGTGCTGGAAGATGTTTTGGAACAATCCTTGACATATAGTAAGAATGTTTTTCATCTTCTGGTTTTAAGTGACCATTTTTAATTTGTTCTTGAAACCAAGGTTTAACAATATCATCACCTATTGATATATAAGGTCTATTACCCATTTGGTCTCTAACACCATCTAATCCTTTACATGGCCCACAATGTTCTAAATCTGGGTCTGGATGTTTTTCAAATCCATTTACCCAATGTGATTTTGATGATTCGTTCATTGCATCTACAAGATATTCTGCATCTTTAATATTTTCTTCATCATCTATCAAGTCATCTATAGCTTCACCTATTGATACTCTTTGACTTGTTGGTTCTGGAAACAATCCACTTAAACACATAAAAGGTAAACCAATTGTATCTAATACATCATCCCTAACTGCAATTATAAACACTCTTTCCCTCTTCTGAGGTACTCCATGTTCATGTCCTTTCATAATCTTCCAAGTAACTGAGTATCCTATCTTTTCAAAGTCTACAATCATCTTGTTAAGATGGTCTCTTGCATAATCCATTGATAGACCTTTTACATTTTCACATACAATAACTTTAGGCATCATTTCTTCTGCAATTCTTATTTGTTCCCAAGTAAGGTCTTCGATGTTTTGTTGTTTCATTCCATATGCCATCTTCTCTTGATTCCACCCTTCTCTTTTAGAACCAGCCATAGAGAAAGGTGGACATGGTGGTGAACCATCTAAGATATCTAATTCATATTTTTGAATACCAGTCATTTCCATAATGTTCTTACCAGTAACTTCTTTGATATCTTTACATTCATGAACTGTGTTAGGGAAGTTTGCAAGATAAGTATCAACATGAATTTGTTGAAACTCATTCATATACTTTACATCACCACCAGCAAGTTTGTATGCACACGATGAACCACCACCGCCTGCAAAGAATGTGATGTAATCAAATTTCTTTTTTGCTGATTCGTATTTTAAATCTTCTAATGTATATTGAAAATAACTCATTTACTGTCTGCCCATATATCTGGAAATGGTAATGCTTGATACATCTTACCATCTAAACTCCAATTGTAATCTGTTTTTTCTTCGTTAAAATAAATTGACTCTGGAAAAATATCAAATGCAACTGTCACTCTTGGTTTGTCTTCTGTCCAAGGAGACGATGCGTGTTCGAATCCACTTGCAGAGTATATCAACATATCATCATAGTCTTGATGTACAACCCAATCACTCTCTGGTTGTTCTGGGCCTATTCTATAGGTGGTTGTAGAAGGTTCTACATTTGCACAATAGAATCCATGATAAATGTGTGGATGCATTACTTCTATATGTTTATGAAAAGGTATGTGGTCATATTCACTCTTCCTATAAACATTAAACCATCCATGTATATAGTATGATTGTTCTGCTTCTCTTACTTGAGGATTAGAATAGAAAAATTTATTCAGAGTCCAATAGATATCTGCAAATGGTCTTAGTCCAAATGTAAATGGATTGTAAGTATGATAATCTTTACAATTTTTTGTATCTAAATCGAATTGATGTTCATGTTCCATCTTAGACATATCTTCACCTTCTTTAGATGCACGAACATATGCACGAAGATTATCACTGAATTGATTTGGTGTTGCAATTCCATCTTCATCATGTGCAAAGAATGGATGGTTTTCGTGTTCTATACACCAATCAGTAATAAACTCATGGTCTATTCCACAATCCTTTTGGATAAAAAAATCAGAACTCTTTAATTCCACTTCTATCCTCATATTCTAAACAGACAATTACTTTATCGTCTTTTCTAACTCCAGTACTATACAAATGTTGATACATTGCATCTGCACCTTTTTTGATACCAGCTTTCTCACCATGCCAATACGAACCTATTATACAGATTCCCAGTACTATTAGTACAACTATATCTACACCTAACATATTACCATAATGCCCATATTGTAACTACTACAACTGCTAGTACTAACCATTGTTCTACTTCCATCTACATTCCATCATTAATTCTGTTAAACATGCAACGATATTTACTTCTTGGTCAACCACGAATGCAGATTTATAACTGTAGTCTGCAATAATAATTACAGCCTGTGGAATACTTTGTGGTTCAAGTACATCATATAATCTATCGTATATTTTTCTGAACAATCTAACTGGGTCATTGTCAACATTTTGTGCAACCCATTTTCTCATATCAGTAAATCTTTTTGTTTTGATGTGGTCTAATAATTCTGCAACACTTTCATCTGCAATATTAGATAGTATACCTACATCGATACTACCACTTACTCCATATCTTTGTAGTTCATTAATAGTTCTACGAAAGTCTGGAAAGTATTTCAATACTAATTCTTGTAAAACTTCTGAATTGTATTTTACACCTTCATCATCAAGTATCATCATAAGTCTTGCCATGAATACAGATGCAAGTCTTGGTCTTTCAGATGGTGGTATTTTGAAATCAATAACAGTACATCTTGAATGCAAAGGTGGAATTAATCTGTTTTTATAATTACATGTAAAGATAAATCTACAGTTCTTATGGAACTCTTCTATGAATCCACGAAGTGCTGGTTGAGTTGATTGTGCATTTAGATAGTCAGCCTCATCGAGAATAACTACTTTGTTTCCACCTTGTAGGGAAACTGTAGATGCAAAGTTTTTGATTTTGGTTCTAAGGACATCAATTCCAGATTCTTCTGAACCATTAATTAGAATATAATCACAACCATGCATTTCACATAGTGCTTTTGCAACTGTTGTTTTACCAGTACCAGCAGTACCAGTGAGAATCATGTTTGGTATTTCACCTTTGATATCAAAGAATGTTTGTTTGATATCAGCTGGAAGAACACAATCCTCTATTGTTTTTGGTCGATATTTCTCAACCCATAAAAATTCTTCACTCATATTTTCACCATTTCATTATAAAGATGACTCATAGTCCCACCATTATGAATCGAGTCAATCCCCAAGAGAGAGAACAGATTGACACCCTTGGATACCAATGTCTAGTACCTACAAAAGTATTTATCACGAACCAAAGACTGAATCTGGTTCTAATGCTATAAAATACTCAAGTCCTTTATTTTTTGCAACAAACTGTGCAAGACCTTTAGATGAAACATACACTGTATATTCATCATCAACAATCTTAATGTTTTCCATTTTAAAATTCATGGAATAAGATTGTCCATCACCATCTGCAATCACTTCTGTAAATTGATTACTAGTTGGATTCTTCTTATCTCTAACTGATAAAGATACAACATTACCATCACTTTCAAGTACCAAATCGGGCAATGATAGTACCGAACTTGCTTTCTTTAATTTAGAAAGTAAATCATCATTTAAGTCAAATACAATTTCTGGATTTGGCATAGTGATATCTTTCTCAGGCGGTGCAATAATCATTGATGATTCTGCATAGTTATATGTTGCACTTGCACCATTACCACTGATGTTCACTGAGTTTTCACCAAACTCAAATTCTGCATCATTACCCAACAACGAAATCGTTGCAAGGAACTCTGGAAGGTCATATACAGAAAACTCACTTGTAAAATTGTCTTCTATAGTTGCTTTACCAAAGATATTTTTCATAGGTGAAATCGTTTTGATTTCATTACCTACTTGTACTGTAATACCATTATTGATACTACTAAAGTTCGTTAGAACTTCTAATGTACTGTCACTTATTTTCATAATATATCCTCTTGATTAACTCTCATTCTTGTCCACTGTATCATGCACATAGAGAGCCATTAGTGCATAGTGTAAAACTTTCATTAAGTCTGCACGATTGTATCCATTCTTTTTTCCATACCTTTGTGCATACTTCAAGATGTTACCCATGCAGAAACCTTCTCCATGACCACCATCTATAATAAATTCTGTTGCTTGATATTTGTTTTGTGAGTAATGTTGTTTATATGTATTATCTACATACTCCTTAAACTGAGTAATCAGTTCATCTTCATTGTATTTGTAGTTTATTTTTCCAGACATATAATTATTTTACCACTGAATCCATATTTGTCAAGTTACCATTTATCCATACCTACGATTTTTCCTTTTTCGTAGTCCATGTATCTACTTTGAGTTTCAAAGTTAGTAGGGTTATTTCCTTCACCTACCCATGTAAACTTTGAATATAATGTTGATGGATTAACATGTTCAAATTCATGTTCACATTCACATTCATGTTCCACACTATACTTACCAATTTCTAAATTAGTACCATAGATGTATTCACCATTGTCCATTTTCATATAAAGTAATTCTGATATTGTTGCCATTATTTGTAAAATATATGTTGATTAATGGTTACAGTTTCGTTTAATGAATCTGCCCAATAAGGATTTACATATACAGAATGATAATGTGTTGCACCTTCTGTAATGTCTCCATATGCACCTTGTAAGATATTTCTTGCAAGGGTCAAACATTGTACCCAAGTTTTTGAATCCTCTGGGTCGTCTGACTTACCATCACAAAACCAACTGAATTGACATTGATGTCTAACAGGCATCATATTACCTTTCCAGTTTTCTTTCCACTTTGCTTGGTAGACAACACCACAAATATCAGATGGATAATTCATGTGTTGAGTTCTATTAATAACTACTTGAGAAACTGCTATCTTACCAGCAAGTGGTTGATTACCAGCTTCAAAGTACATGTTCTGTGCAAGGCAATATGCTTCATTGTTTGGGTCAGATGCATGTGCTTTTCCAGCATACATACCAAAACAAAAACCAATAACACCAATACACAAGTATTTCATAAACTGCATTGAGTTCATTCTAATTCTCCATAAAAAATATTCTATATCCATTCGTATCCCCATTTTAATAAATCTTGTTGTTTCTCAATTGCACTATCAATACTAATATGTGTTGTCATACATTTTCTACCATTAGTATCCATTACAGTCACATCATCATCATTAATTTTAAATGATACTGAATGACCTTCATAGTGAAGAGTACCCTTAAATACCATCTTAGGATGGTCTATACATTTACTCATATTAAACCTAATGTAACTAATGCAATAACAACTATTTCATCAATTAACATTATTCCTATAAAAATTTTCATTAATAATAATTTCATAATCTACTCCTAAAAAATCTGGCGGGATGGGAAAACAGTTTCAACACAAATGCGTGTTATAATAGTGTTCACTTTGTTGTTTTCGTTTCCCTGTCCCTGCCCGAGCATACAGCCCCTATTATTATTCTCCACCTCTAGTATAAAGGTCAATCAGTTTTTCACCAGTTGCTCTAGTACCAAAAGTTCTAATTACTTTACCATTTTGTTGTCTAACAATTAGACCACTGTTGTATTGTGTATCTGTGACATTTCCATTTTCAAAGTCTTCTTTAGACTCCTCTGTCTCATACCACATAGAACTTAATCTATGAATATGAACAGTTTTAGGTGTCTCTGCCCATTTCTCTGCTTCTAAAAGAAGTCTTTGGTTTTCTACTACTTCATCGAATTGTGTCATCACTCGTAACTCCTTATCCTTGCTGGGATAACTATATTCCAATTACAATCATCACAAACTCTGTCTTTACTATCTTCAAGAACAGGTTGTGGGTTATTTCCATATCCCTCATAAGTCCCTGTGCATAAAGCACAGGGTTGAGGAGAACTAGACGACTCTAGTGAGGTCTTACTATATGTTGAGTTCGTCATTTGCATTCTCCTCGTTAACTTCATCACCCAAAGGGTTTACACCTTCATCAACCTTAGTGTAAAGGTCAAGGAAGGATGCTTTAGTGTCTTCATCGAACCTTGCAAGACACACTTCAATTGATTTCAATTTGTCATTGAACATTGAGAATGCTTTTGCAATGTGAACCAACCTTCTAGTTGAAATCACTTCATCAACAGCACCCTCGTAAAAAGACTTTCTGATTACATCAGCCCAGTCGACAAGTTTGTTTGCAAACTCATCATCATTGACTCCAAGAATTGCAAAGTCACCTTTAACAATTTTCTTCTCAGTAGTCACTGGTGGATATTCTTGTTCAAGACAGATTGCAAACCTTTCAAGGAATGCTTCGTTCAAGATGTTAGTTCCTATGAACCTTCCATCCTCAGAACCTTTACCTTTTGTGTTTGCAGTTGCAACCACTGTAAATCCAGGCTCTGGTTTTACGAACTCACCAGTCTTTTTAATTAAGTAACCACCACCTTCTAGGATGGATTGTAAACACATAATCTTGTTTGATGCAAGGTCAACCTCATCAAGAAGTAAAACAGCACCTTTCCTCATTGCTTTAAGGACAGGGCCTTCTTTAAAAACTATGTTACCATTGATAAGAGTATTTGAACCAATCAAATCATCTTCATCAGTTTCAATAGTAATGTTAACCCTAAAAAGTTCCTTCTTAAGTTTTGCACAAATCTGTTCGACCATCAAAGTCTTACCATTACCACTGAGACCAGTAATAAACACTGGAAAGAAAATTCCAGATTTAAGAATTGATTTAAGGTCTTTGAAGTGACCAAAAGGAACATAGTTATCCATAACCGATGGAATAACTGAAATATTTTCATCGAGAACATTCACACCAACAGTAGATGTTGGTATTTCAACAGTTTGAACTGCTTGAACCGCTGGAGCGGGATTCGAATAGTTCTCTGGAACTACAGATTCAATGGAATAAGTTCCATAACCTGCTTTAAATTGTGGATTTCTAAACAACCACGATGGTTTAGGAATACCTGCTGTAGCACAGATTTTCTTTACAGTGGATTTAGAAAACTCCACTTGATTAGGAAACTGTTCTGCAGCTGCATCGAGAAACCTATAATGATTTGCATTCAAATTCATATTTACCTCACTTTTTGAATTATTTTTTACCATATGTGTATTATACTAAAATGTGTACCCATGTGTCAAGCAACTTTTTTAACAAAGTGTTGAAGAATTTTTCTTTGGGACATTTTGTTGTTACCCATTCTTTTCATTGCACCTTTAAGAGCTTGTTTACTAGCACCCACTTTAACATCTAAAGTGTCATCTTCTGCAACGATACCCATTTTCTTTTTATTTAAAAGATAGAATTCTTTGTATCCACTGTTTTCAGTAGTTGGAACTGAGAACCCACCTTCTTTTCTGAATAACTTGTATCCTTCTGCTTTTGTTTCCCAAGACTGATAGTCACCACTGAATTTATCAACTGCATAATCAAACTCTCTGTGTTTGTTAGGACAGATGAAGAATCCAACAGTATCAACACCAGTAGTTTGCTCAATCCATTTTAGAAGATTGTCAGTTCCATTTCTGTTTCTGTCATCAGCTCCTCTATATTTGTAAGTAGTTTTTGTTCTTCTATCGTGAATGAATTGGTCATTACTATAACCTTTAAATCCATTCATTCTGAAACTTTCACCATCAGTAAGAGTTACAAATTGTAATTTATCAATACTGTAATTGTGTTTGAAATCTGCAATGTAATCTCTTATGAAAACTAAAGACTCATCAAGTGGTGTACCACCTAATTGATAATTGTTTGGTGAACCCCAACTTGCTTCAAATCTTGAACCTTTAGACATTCTGTAATAACCACCATCGCACATTGATTCAAGACTTGCATTCATACAAACTGCAGCTTCAAAGAAATCTCTTTTGTTCATTTTATCAGTGAACAACTCAATTAATCTTAAACTTTTATTAGGATTAAATCCTTCTTTTCTGTAATCTTCTGAATCATAATCTTCATTACTTCTCCATGCATCAGTAAATGCATAGACTCTATGAGGAATACCAACTCTTCTTGCAAACATTGTAAGAACCAATGATTGCTCGTAAGTCTCTCTGATTGCATCGTACATAGACCCAGACCAGTCGACCAACATAATTAGACCATGGTTTTTACCATCTGGAACTACAGTTGCTCTTTTGAAAATATCATCTTTGAGTAAGTACTGGTGGATTTTTGACATATCAATTTCACCAGTTTTTGCAGACATTGACTTTTTATAAGCATCTGCAGCTTTTCTCATATCAAATTCTTTTGCCATGTAGTTGATAATGTTCTTGTTAAAATCAAAGAACTTCTGAGTATACTCTCTAGAGTTTGCAATAGTATCAGTAGAAGCATCATACTCTTTCATGTGATTAGAAAAAGCAGTTGTTATATCTGAAATAACTTGTTTGTAACCAATAGTAATATCTTTTGTTTGAAAATCTTTAGTATTCAAATCCATGTAAGATGGTTCATTATCCCATCTATCTAATTCTTTGTGAAGTTTGTCTTCATTGTTTCTGAAATTTTTATCAGTGATAGATTCGTTTGCATTATCATCAACTTTTGCATTTCCAGACTCACCACCTTCACCTTCACCACCTTTTAGGTTTTGACTTTTTTCAGTTTCGATATCACCTTCACCAGTAGATTCATTATCTGATTCTTCATCACCATCTTCATCAGACTCATTTCCAGACTCAGTACCTTTTTCACCATCAGTTTCTTCTTCAGCTTCATTATCTGATTCTTGATTACCACCTAGTGATTGTTCTGATTCACCTTCATCATTTTCTCTTTCATCAAAGTCTTGAGGAATTGCATCACCATCACCTTCTGCTGTCTCAACAGACATTGCATTAGTATCAGTTTGTTGTTGTAATTCTTCTAGTTTAGATAACTCATAAAGATAGTCTGCAACTTTGACTACTTTTTCCCAAGTATCCATTTTAGTGTCTATTTGATTTATGATTTTTTGTTCTTCTGGAGAGAAGTCAACCATAAGAGAATGACCAATCTTAAAGTAAAGATTGATTCTATCGATAAATGCAAGTTTGTTTACATCGTAACCTTTGACTCCAAAGAAATCAAGGTCATTGTGTAATTCTGAATATGCATCGTAAAAGATTTTTCTCAAACCAGCATATTTTGATTTGATGTGTTTTTCTATTCTTACATCTTCAAGGACATTTAGATATCCTTTGTATTTTGCACCTTTTTCTGAAACTGCATCGTGCCATCCTTCTGCTGGAGTAATAAGTGCATGACCAACCTCATGACCCATAAACAAGTCATAAAGTTGTGCAGACATATCCTCTTTAAGAATAGGACATACTAATTTTCTGTTATCTACTTCGAAATATGCAGTAGGTACTTTTTTGTGTTCTATAACTAAATCCTCAGTTGCAAGTAGTCTTGCAAGTGAGTCTTTTCGTGTTTTAAGTATTTCGTTATTTGACCTCATGTAGCTATTATACAAAATTATGTACCTATGGTGCAACCATTATTTGGCGGTCTGTAAGGGAATCGAACCCTTCTCTCCGCCGTGACAGGGCAGTGTTCTCACCGATGAACTAACAGACCGAGTTATATATTATATAGGAATGTGTACCTATGAGTCAACTTTTTCGATATTATAGGTTTTTGCCCACCACTTACGAACTGGATGAGAATTGATACCTACATTAACTTTTGATGGGTCTGGATTCCCAATTAAACCTCTCCACTGTCCAGTTGTTCCATGAGTACCATGAGTTTGTAATTCCATTTGCTCTGGTTGTGAAGTATACCATATTGGTGCAGTATATCTATCTTCTTCTCCATGTGCTGGATGTACACCATGGAAATGTTTCATACTTTCAAAAATTACACATGTTCCTTGTTTTGGTTTTAAGAGTGTACCATCTTCAAAGAATGTTTCTCCACCCTCAAAGTTGTCATTAAGATATAAGATAGATGCATAATCTGTAAAAGGAACTACATTGATGACATCTTCTTCATTAGTCATGTGTTCCAATTCAGTTCCTTTTCTATCTTCAAGTGAAACTTCATAAAGTGGTTTTGCCATAACATCAATATGCATTTCTTGACCTTTACCTTCTGGCCACCACATAATTTCAGTTTGCTCTGGATATGCCATTTCACCATAGACTCTCCAGATTTCAGATATTGCTTTGTATTGATATTCTGCTAGAATTCTTTTGATATGAATATTACGAATACTGACCATAGGTATCCTACGGCCATTGTATTGTTCAGCTGCATCATCGTGGGTAACTAAATTGAAATTAGTCTGATGATACTTTATCAGCTTCTGACACTGTTCCTTCGTTAGGCAATTCTCTATTGTTGCTACGATGTTCTCTGGCAACTTGTAAGAATTGTTTTCTGAGTCTTGCATATTCTTTTTCTCTTTTCTGTTTTTTCTTCACTGCTCTTTCATATTTTATTCTAGACATGTGGTCTGTAAACAGAATACCATTTAGGTGGTCTAACTCGTGTTGGAAACATCTTGCAGTCATTCCACTAAATTCCATTTCTTTAATATCTCCATTTTCATCTTGCCATCTTGCACGAACCCATGATGGTCTTTTGATGATTGCAAATAATCCTTCACACCCACCAGTAAGACATCCTTCTTCAATGTTTTCAGTCTCTTCTGAAAATTCTAGTATTTCTGGATTTGCAAAGAACATTGATTGTTCTTCATTTTGTCCTTTCATTACAAATACACGATATTCATAACCAATTTGATTTGCAGCTAATCCAACACCACCCTCTTCAAACATCCTATCAACCATTTCTTTTTTAAGTTCGATTGGGTCTGTTGGTGGATTATCAAAATCAAAGAAAGGCATAACCTTCCTTAATATGTCATTATTCTTCGAAAGTAATGTCATTATGTACTCCTAACTGTTCAAACCAACCTGTTACAATCCACTTCTCACCACTAATTGGTGGATTACCTCTGTGTAAATGTGACCAGAATGCAGGCCATACTACCATATCACCCTTTCTTGGTTTTATTCTTATACTTTGATGAAGAAATTCTAATTCTCCACCCTCTTCTACATCGTTTAAAAATAATGCCCATGCCAACTGTCTTTTAGGAACTTCGTAATTCCACTCACTATGCCATACATGATAACCTTCACTTGGTTGGGTCTGTTGTATTTTTCCTTCCCATGCAACTGGATGTCCGACATCTGGATACTCAAATGAATATTGTCTAATTATCTGATTGTTCATATATTTAAAAAAATCATTAAATTCATGAGTCAATTGCAACTCTGAATGAATTTTTTCATCACCATAATGACCCTTATCCATTCCTAAAGCGTAATCTTTCTTTTCTAATGGATGGGCCGACTCACTTGCATGTCTGTCTTTTGCATGAATTCCATTGTTATGACACCAAGCCCAATATTCCATGAAGTGTTCAAGGTGTTCGTCTCTGAACCAATTTCTATAAAGAGCAATAAACTGTGCATACTCTACCACTCTTTCATCATCTTTTAATGGTTTATTAAGATTATGCTCATCAAATTTTAATTTCATAATAACTCCTACTTACTATCAACTATTCTACTAAAGTTTTTCACCTTTTCAAATGTCATAGTATGTCTAAACTTCTCTGTTAAGACATCACCTTTATGAGATATAATAAAGGTATTTGTATCTCCATCTAAAGTATGTAGTATCTTTAAAAACTCCTCTGTTCCACCTTCATCCAGTGAACTATCAAATACTTCATCCAATACTAATAGATTAGTGTTAACACTGTTTTTTAACTTTGCAACTGCTCTCCAAGTGAAAAGAAGTGCAAGGTCAATCCTCATTTTCTCACCTTCACTAAAGTTTGCATATGAGAATGCATCACGATATCTTGATTTGATAGATTCGTTAAATCCTTCGTCAAGATTAAACTGAACAAAGAAGTCCATAGATGCAAGGTACTTATTAATTAACTTATTCATAATAGGTAAATACTGTCTTATGATTTTAGTTTTGATACCAGTGTCTTGTAATAGAAGTCCAGCGATATCATAATAAGACCTTTTATCTAAAAGACCTTCTTTTGTTCCTTGATGACCTTTTAAAGTCTTTAGTTCTTTATTAAGTTTACTACTATCATCTGTGATGTTATCTGTTCTTAGTTTCTCAATTTCTTGATTTATTTTTGTGATGTATTGATTAGACGCAGAAATCTCATTCTGTTTTTGTGCCACTTGTCTGTTGAGAGTGTCGACCTGGCCTTGTATGTCTTCGATTTCTTTGAGTCGTTCATTAATTGATACGATGTTTTTGGTGATTTCCTCGATGCCTTTGTCGATTTCTGATACCTTTTGTGATGTTGTTGATATCTTCTCTTGTTTAAAGTCGTCTTCCATATCTCTGTGACAGGTGGGACATTCGTCATTATCCTCATAGAATTTTATCTCCTTAGTACCTCTTGTTTTTGCTTGGTCTAATTGTTTCTGCAATTCAAGAGTCTTGGTTAGTTTCTGTTTTACTGATTCACTATCCGAAGATGCATTCTGTAGTACCTCAACCTCACCTAATATATGGTTAACTTCCATTTGTACATTATCAATGTTTGTTTGAGCTTTTTCAACACTTTCATTAAAGTCTTCTATTTTCTTCCTACGATTATCACCAAGAGACTTGATGTGTTTTTTGTAGGTTTCGATTCTGTCTTCTGAAAGTCGGATTTCATAATC